GGCATATATATACTGAAGAATATGGACGAAACTATGCATATCCTGCAGTAAATATTACTGATAGTGATTTTGTTAAAAACACATTGCTATTTTTAGAGGAGTTTCATGTAATTGAGAAGCCCAAAATGACAGAACAAGTATCTTTTAATTTATAAACAGAATGAAAGGAGGGAATATATATGGATAGAATAAATAATTTAATGAATCAGTACTTCGATTGGTTAAAGGAGCAAGCCAATGCTACGAAAATAGGTGAGTACTATGAAATCAACTCTCCATTTTTGGATAGTCAGAATGACTTTATGCAGTTATATGTTAAATTTGAAAATAATAAAGTCTACTTCACAGATGATGGTTTTACTATAAATTCCCTCGTTCAAAGAGGGTTGAATTTAACATCAAAGCGTATTCAGCAGATAAAAAGCACTATTGCTCAGTTTGGTATAACTTTAGAGGATAAGACTTGCCTTGTTGCTGAAGCTTCTGCACATAATCCTGAACAACGGATGCATATGTTTATCCAAGCAATGTTAAGACTAGATAATATATTTTCTAATCTCCCGGCACATTCGACATCCACTTTTATAGATGATATAAGTGAGTTCTTCACTCAACGAGATATTTATTGTCTTAAGAACGTGAAGTTTTCCGGCGGTACCGGCTTTGATCACGTCTATGATTTTGCATTCAGTCCATCAAAAAGACACCCTGAGAGGTTGTGTAATGCTATTAACACTCCTAGTAGAGCTACTATAGATAGTTCTCTATTCTCATGGGTTGACACAAAAAAAACGAGAAGCGAAAATTCTCAGTATATATTACTTTTAAATGATGAAAATAAAATTCCGGAAAACATTTTAACAGCTATTTCCAACTATGAGGCCACTCCTATATTATGGAGTGAGAGAAACTCTGAAAAGAATTTGGATATACTTGCATCTTAATAACTTTTATTACGTTTTGCTGCAATTAGGTTGAAGGTGATGTAAGGGGGCTTAGAGGGAAGGTTTAATTTTTATTTATAAAGGGTGGGATAAATGAATAATAATTATACGGAAGAAGTATTCGAAAGTATTAAGCACATAAACGAATACGGACAAGAGTTTTGGTATGCAAGAGAGTTTCAGAAAGTTCTTGAATATACCGAGTGGCGTAAATTTTACGGTGTTATTGAAAAGGCGAAGACTGCCTGTTCTCAAAGCACCAACAATGCTAACGACCATTTTGTCAACGTAGACAAAATAGTACATCTTGGAGTGACCGATAGAAAGATACAAGATATTGTGTTATCCAGATACGCTTGCTATCTCATTGTGATGAATGGTGATAGTAGAAAAGAAGTCATTGCTCTTGGACAAACATATTTTGCAGTAAAAACAAGGCAACAGGAACTAATAGACAACTACGAAAATCTTACTGATGATCAGAAAAGACTTGCCATTCGTAAAGAAATGGCAGAGCATAATAAACAGCTTGTAGCTGCTGCAAAAGATGCGGGCGTTGAAACCTCTCTTGATTATGCAGTATTTCAAAATTACGGCTATCAAGGTTTATATGGTGGCCTTAAGGCTTCAGATATACATAAACGCAAAGGCCTTAAAAAGAGCCAACAGATACTTGATCACATGGGCTATGAAGAACTTGCAGCCAATCTTTTTAGAGCTACACAAACTGAAGCTAAATTAAGGCGTGAAAATATACAAGGTAAGAAAAATGCAAATCAAACGCATTTTGAAGTCGGTAAGAAAGTACGAGATACTATAAAGGATCTTGGCGGAACAATGCCAGAGGATTTACCTACACCTGATAGAGGTGTTTTAATGCCAAGTGTTTCCGTAAAAGTAAATCCAACAATATTAAACTGGTTTTGGATAAAAAATCTGAACAACTTTAAACCACTGTCGACAAGAACATCATCTATTCTTGTGAATTATGGAAAATTGCTTGACAATTATAACTATTGTTGATAAGATAAGCAGTGTAAATGATCTCTGCTAGAGAGATTAGAGAGAAAGCCTTTCTTATCATCAATTTGATAAGGAGGCTTTTTTTCTTGCCATACGATAAACCTTTTAAAACATTTGATGAACAACTAGAAATATTAAAGAATAGAGGGCTGAGCATCAATGATATGGATTTTGCAAAGATTGTACTTCAAGATATTTCTTAGACAGAATGCTGAAACTGCTTCCATCAAGTATTTGATTTTTAACATTAAATATGCTACCCTAGAGGTGCGAAAGCCTTATCAGTTAAGGATAAGTAATCTCTAGCAGTAAGCTCCCAAAATCAGGGCAAAGCCGAGCCTAGAGATTTTTTAATTAAAAAAGCCACCCGGTACGCCAATACCGAATGGCTGTGTATACCGTTGCAAGCTGTTACCTGCAACAATATGCCCTCAACAAGCTATATTGTACCACGCATAGTAGCACCTTGCAACAGGTGTTATTTTTATACCCAAATTTAAGGAGGTACAGTATGGCAAAGGCCAAGTATACCAAAACCAAATCAGGATACTTTCGGACTAAAGTATGGGACGGTACATACAATGCGGATGGATCTAAGCACAGAATAGATGTCACATCTAAGAAGTCCAGTGCCGATCTGGAGCGTAAAGTCAATGAAATTAAGAATCGTGTAAGTCAGAATGACTTTATAGCTTCAATCAACGAAACTGTATATGACTATGCCCTGTATTGGCTTGATACCTATAAATCCGTAAAATCAAGAAATACATATCTATCATATAAGCGAACTATAGAATATCATCTTCAGGACTTCTATGCTCTTAAAATGCAATCCCTTACAAGAGGACACATACAACAACTTATAAACTCAAGATTTGATAAGCCTCGTACCTGTAAGCTTATAGCCCTCGTTATAAAGCAAATTGTAAAGTCTGCTATAAAGGACGGTATACTTGCCCCTGCTTCTTACGAAACTATATGCACTGATATAGCACTTCCAAAATACACAGCAAAAAAGAAAGCTGTTATAAAGTCGGAAGTGCTTGATAGCATACTTGATATAGATTTTACAGACAGAGAAAAATGCTTTCTATACATCATATACGGCTGTGGCCTAAGAAGAGAAGAGGCTCTTGCACTTACTAAGGATGATATAGACTTTAATGCGTCTGAAATAAGTGTGTCAAAAGCTTTATGCTTTGACGGAAATAATGCTTATATAAAAGAGCCTAAATCTCAGCGTGGTTACAGGCGTGTACCTATGCCGGCATTCTTGCAAGAATTCTTGCAAGCCTACACGCAAGTATCAAGCTATAATCTCATTACTAAGCAGGACGGAAAGCAAATTACTGCAAGTAGCTATGTAAAAATGTGGCAATCAATACAGAATAAGATAGATCGTAGTTTAGGTGCTGAGGTGTCAAAGAACCTTACTGCACACTCCTTTAGGCACAACTACTGTACAAGGCTCTGCTATCAAATACCTCTGATCAGCACTAAAATGATTGCAAAATTACTAGGGGATGATGAAAAAATGGTTATAGATGTATACAGTCATATACTTGAAGAAAAAGAAGATTGTCAGTCCGCAATTGCCAATATTTTTGATTAAATCTGTGCGACAAAATTGCGACATTAGGAAGTTTGCGACACGTTTGCGACATCAAAATGACGCAAATTTTAGTCAAATCAATGTAGTTCGCCAATTAAAAAAAGTGGCTCAAAGCCTTATAAATCAAAGCTTTAAGCCACTTTCGTATTCCTGAGACACCCGGGACTCGAACCCGGGACAACTTGATTAAAAGTCACCCTATATTTAGTATATAAATCGGCTATTTATAAGGCTTCTTGTAAATTAGTGCGACATTTTTGCGACATACTATTTATAGAGTTTAGTTTGTATTTGCCTTCTCTGATTCTTTCTTTAAAATATCAATTGCTTTTGTAATAACGCTTGGAATTGGTATCCCCATAAGTCCTGCGTTTTCAATTATGCTAATGCTTTCATTCGCTATAAAAGCTATGATAACTGCATCTTTGATGTATGTTGTCTTCATCACCACATCAAGTCTTGTTGCTACAAGCACAATAAGTAAAGCAACGCCTTTACGGCATATTCCTTTGAACCCTGCCCTTGATTCCAGTGCTCCGCTTTCAGATTTTTTACTTTTCTTAAAGATACCAGCGACGGCGAGACCTGTGACATAGTCTACAGACATGAAAATCATAAGTGTAATAAGTGCATCACTCCATCCACCAAACGCCATAGCTATAAATCCTCCTATCGCTCCAATGATCGTGTATAAAATGCTTGTTCTCATAAGCTCCCCCCTTTATTCTGCCACTTCATATTTTTCCAGATCTGGGCTCTTAGTATCATACTCGTGCATCCATTTTCCTTCTTCAGATACGAAATAATAGATATCCCCATCACCTTTAACATATGCATTTCTTGCCATTACTCCGCTTCTTTCAAGATAATAACCACACCCGTTTACAGTAACCCACTGTCTAGCCAGCATGGCATAGTCGTCTTGATTGAGATAATACCAGTCATTTCCTGACCTAAACCAGCCTTTGATAGCTCTTCCTGCCTCATCAAAAACATACCATCTCTCAGCAATTTTTGCCCATTTCCCACGAACATCATTGCCATTCTCATCTTTGTAATACCAACCATCTTTCTGCTTAATCCACTGACCTTTTATAACATTCTCAAGATGTTTCTGACAAGCTTTAAAAGCACAGTAACTAATAAACTGTTGACACCAATATGCTGGATGGTCACCGCCACAATTTACTTGATACCACGCACCATATTTTGTATAATTTGCATCCCCTGCGTTAGCCGCCTTATCGTCTAAGTTTTTATTACTTGCTTTCTCAATATATCCGACTTCCGCTTTTAGTGTGTTCACAAAATCATCTACACTGCAAGTACTCTCATCATACAGTGGAGTACCAAACCCATCGATGCGATGTCCTCCACCCACTTGAGAAGTTCTAAAAGTATAGTGTTTAATAGCGACCATACCCCCATTTCTATCAAATTCGCCTGAACTCGTGTTCCCTTCGACAGTATCAATGCTATAAAGATTTTCCTTTTTTGATACGCTTATTACCGCACCAACGTGGGCAACCCTACGAAGTGAACCGCTGTAAAAGTACACAATATCGCCTATGTGAGGTGTCTTACTATACTCTTCGTGTTTAACAAAGTAACTTTTTCCGGTCGGTGTATACTGACTGTAATCACCTCTCAAAAACTTTCTACCTGCTTCTATACTCATAAAAATCTCCTTTTTTGAAAAATATTAAAAAGAGCCACTGATCCACAGAAACTCTCCGCTTCGCGGTAGCTCATTATTCAATGTGTTGTAAAACGCTCTACAATGTGTTTTATGCATCTGTGGCAGCAGTGCCCTCCATTGCAAGTTCTTCAGCACCCAGGGTAATTAACATTTCTTTAACTGATTTTTTCAAAAACTTTGGAACTTCTGCATAAGTCAGTTCTCTGTCAATAATTAAATACGCATAAACAGTTGCTAATCCTTTATACTTCATTTTTGTACCTCCAATTGATTTAAAAATTATTTTTATGAGTATACTATTGAATATGTCTTTTAATTTACTCATAGTTATTCTTCGTTGTCTTTTTCATTACTTAAGATCATCGTAGTTAACTCAGCAATCGATTGGCCGAGGGCTACCACTTTGCTGTTTGACAGCTCTATTTGTGACCTCAAAGCGTCCATTTGCTCAGAGCTGACGCTACCTACTGTTTTTGTGATTAGTTCCCCCTTTTCCAAGTCCACCTTTTGTACGAGTTCTCCTTCTCGTACATCAAAGACTCTAATTTCAACATTTTCTTTAGCTGCAATCGTTGACCCGTAAAGATTGCCAGTCGTTTTGTCATAGAACACTGTAAGTTTCATTTTTACCTCCTTTAAGAGTAGTCCTGTATTATCGCTGATGAATAAGCATGACAATAAATATTTAAAGTAATCGTTGAATTTTTATTACCTTGATAAAATATAAGAAGCCCGTTATTTTCTCTACGAACAACAAATTGAGCGATTAAACCATCCGCAGTATTTACCCAAAAAGGCACATCAGCTCTTATAACCGCAATGTCAGCAATGTGATACCGCCCATTTCCTTTGTCATATCGTCTTCCTCTACTGATATCTATGCCAACTTGGTCTACTCCTAGTAGCAATGCTTCGTATGAAGCAAAGTTAATTCTATGATAATGCAACATAGATTGCTGCTCAGAAGTTGATACATTAAAAACTACATCTCCAGCGATAGTTCTGTCAGACGGAACATCTACCCAATCTCTAGTCCCAATCACATTATTGATATTGACCCCTTTTACCACATTTTGAGAATATAAATTTGGTGATGGTAAAAAGATATATCCTGCGTTTTCGATATACCATCCGTTTGGGATACTGCATATCACGCCTCTTCCCCTTCCAGCATATACATCATCCCAAGCCCATGCGGAACCATCACCACCAGCAGAGATTACATTTCCTGTAGTGCATACCCACCTTGGTATGCTACCTCCAATCGCTACTCCATTTTTACTAGTAAAAGTGACGCCCCCTAGCACTTGTTCAGCAGCAGCATTGCCAAGGGCAGACGCTGTAATTTCTGTGTGTGGCCTATTATCTGCACGCCAATAATAAGCATTTCGATGTGGCAATTCGATCCAGAATGTACCGTGCCCTGTATCAATGCCAAAGGAATTTGAGCGATTATAGCTATAATCGTTTGCTGCACAGTCCACACTTTTGATTTGTCCGTCTACCACCTCATCGTCACTGTCAGTAGTAACGGTCTTATATCCTTGTAATACTTGTGCTTTAGAAGCAGTTACATCGTCAGAAGTGACCCCGCCTGCTCCGCCAGGTATTCCAATTTTACCCATATTACACCCCCTTTAATCCGACTTTTAAGCTCCTTGAAGGTCGCTTATAAGCATAAAAAATAGCAGTGTTAGTATTTGTAACACCACTATAAATATAATTGAAATTTTTATTATACACCTTTACATCTGTTGGGTTTTGAATCCCATCAATAGTCCTTACTAAAATTGGATTATCACCCGCAGTGACACCATTTATCACCACTTCCTGTTTAAAAACATTCCCCTCTTGCTGCCATTTTTCAGCTAATAGTAATACTTCTTTAGTCTGTAAATCTCTCTGTTGGACTCGATTAATTCTGTCAACTCTTATCGTTAACTCTTGTACATCTACTGCATCTGCAAAAACCTCTCCCGGCACAGTAAAATCAAAATGAATAGTATTTGCATTTGCAAATTTTAAATACATTTCAAGTAAAATCGAAACTGGCGAATTAGCATATGCGGGGAAGAAATCTGCACTTTGTGCAGTTGAAATCCCAAAAAGTATTTCTGCACCATTATCTAGCTTTGCATACACACCGTATTCTGTCAATGTATAACCCACGGTCACATTTTGATTACTAATTTGTGATCGTAGTTTTACAGTGTCTCCAGATACAGTTGACAGAGCGACGATGGGGTAAGTGTTTTTTTCATCTAGTAAATCTGTAGCTTCTTGCAAATTTTCATTACCGTTATAAACTCCTGCCCCCGTTTTTACAGTTGTAAATGTGATGTGCTTTTGCGAAGCCGTTGCATCTGCAATTAATTGTCGCCCTCGCTTTGTAATTACCACTTGATTGAATAAAGCCATTCCATCCCCACTTTCTATTTAATTGTTATTCGTATTGCATAGACTGCTGCCATTGCAATGTATTCAGTTTCTGCATCTAGTCTTCTTCCTTGGGAAATTGATTCTAATGATGCACTTACATTTTTAACTTTTTTAAGTAAAGTCGTAAAAGTTTCAAGGATATCCGTTGTCGGATTTGCTGTCGTTTCGATTCTAAAAGTTCCAGGCTCTCCATCATGCTCATACCATTCAGAAATAGCCCCTGAGCCAAAAACAATCTTCACCATTTCTTCAACGGCCGATCTTGTCCCAGCTTTACGATACAAAGATATAGTATTTTTTACTAGTGAGCGTTTCAATTCAATATCAAGATCAGAATCATAATATGGTGTGTTCAATTCTTTTGCTCTCTCATCTAAAACGCTTTCAGGCAATGTATTTACTGAAGCAATTCTCGCACATAAAATTCTGTCTTGCCACCGCATAAAACTCTGAGCAATTGCATAACTTAATGCTCGAATTTCAATATCATACCCCATCCATTGCGGAAGCACATCTGTAATATGACTTTCCTTTAGACTAATCATCCTCTATCCCTCCATAAGTTACTGTACAAGTACCTATCTTTGGGGCCTGTGTATCAGCAACTGCAGAAAAGTTAGGTTCTACTACATCTACCCGCTTTGCACCTGCTTCAACCATCAATGATATCAATTTTGATGCATTAATATCTCGACCAATTTTCCCATCTTGCCACTTGATGTATGTGTCTATTGCTTCCTTCACAGCACCCTGTATAGCTGTTGTGTTTGCCTTATCTGAAGCATTCACCCAATATTTAACATTAATATTATAATTTAATAAATCTGGTGCTGACACTTGAACTAGATCTGTAAGTGGACGCCTATTGTCCAAAAACTTTTTTAACCTCTCACAAAAATCGCTGTCTGCTACCTGACCATATTTTAAAACTACTCTAATATCTACTTCTCGTGGACTAGGATTTGTTATCTTTACATCTGCAATATTTGCAGAAAATTCTCTTACCCAGTATTCATAAGCTGCTGAAGATCCTGCAACTGAATATATCGACGGTGCAAGATACACACGTTCTCTTAGATCTTCATCACTTTCAATATTCGTACCATATTTTGACACTGTAAGATTAGATACACTTGCTACATAAGCCACAGAATCTACTAATGAATTAATAGTTCCTTCAGTTAATCCATTAGCTTTAACTCCTATTTCTGTACATTCTGCGTTTATGTCAACATATGTATTTCCAATATTTACTTGTGCAAATTCTGTAGTTTCAAAGTAGATAACCCCATTCGTACATCTTGTGCCAGCTGGAATTGTGACTACAGAAGCCACTGATGAAGACAAAGTAAAACGAATTTTAGTCTTTGCCTTTTCCCCATTTTTACGGACAATTCCAAACGCTACTGCCAATTCATCTAAGTATTCCCCTCTTGCATATTTTAAAAGATTCATCTTCCCCATATTGTCAAGCCACATAAATCCCTGAAATAGTTGTAATGCAACTGCTTTAATAATTAAGCGATATGGTGACGCTAAAGGTAATGAATACTTTTCTACTCCTGTCAGCTCTTTATATTTTTTCTCATATGCTTCTATTAGAGCTCTTTCTTCATCCTCAAGTGATAAATTGCCAATGAAGCTGATGTCAGGGATTCTATCGAAAATCTCCATTTTTCACTTCCTTTCTCTGCACTGTAACTGATGGAAAGATCTTTCCATCATCACATACTTTGAACTCTACTTGTACAACTTCAAGTTGTGGGATATATCTTTCCACTTTATCAATTGCTTCTTGTGCATAGAGTTCTTGAGTGACACCAACATTCGCATCAACAAAAACATTTGACAAACCAAATTTTCTATAAATTGGACATTCACCTTCTTTGGTTTTAAAAAGCACTTTAAGACACTCTAACAAAATATCATCTTCTTTTATGTTTGTAACCACTTTAGGCTCTTCGATTATCATTTTTCCACCTTTATATTATGCTATATTATGCATACTCTTTGAATGTTAACGAAACATCACATTCAATAAGTTTTCCCATATTAGTTACATACTCAAATGTTTCTGAAACTTCATCTAAAGTATATTTTCCGTCACCAATTTTTCTTCCGCCAAGAGTTAAGTAATTTGCTTTTCCTGTATTTACGCAATTCTCAAGATTTTTAAGAATTCTTGGGATGTCAGTCCCAAGAAAAGCAAAAAGTGTTACTGTCATTTTTAAAGTTTCTAAATCTGCACCCTGGAACTCTCTAGCTGACTTTCCATACAACGCTGTATGTTCACTCCATCGATTTGAGACAGTGCGTTGAATGCTTTTAAATGTAATTACTTGCTTAGAAGAAACCTTGAACACTAAATCGTTTCCCCAACTACCAATTGTCCGTATTATTCCTCCCACCTATTCGCCCCCTTCTTCAGATGTCTCAAGATCGCCTAATCTATTCATCAAATCATTAATACTAAGTTTTCCTTGTGATGTTGTTAAGATAATATCCCCATTCTGTGCTTCTAATCGTGTCGTTGAAGTCAAATCTTTTCCAAACACATCTTTTCCTGAGCTAGTAGGCTGATTTCCTTGATTCCAAATTGTGCCTAAAACAACAGCATTTGTTGTGTCATTAGATAAGTGTGCTACAACCACCATTTGCCCAACCGAAGGCATATTATATTCACCATTGACAAGCTTGGCATGAATGAAGTTACAGCTGATGTTTTATCCTCATAATAT